GGGGGTTTAGAAGGCATTGCCCATGCCTTGGCATCCTTGGATGCCCGCAAGAAACCTGTAATGAACCGGGCGCAAGCCTGGTTCCTCTACAGCCCATCACACCCTCCGTATGCACGAGGCTAAACTCAGCAGGATCCCTGAGGGACCAGATTCTGGCCCCCAACAGGGGATCCACGCGTGATTCAGGTACACGAAGCATCACACTTAGCTTAATGCGTACTCTCAAAGAGTAGCACTAGGGTCGTATGAAAGACAAAACTTGGGGAGGTGTACCAGTGATGGTCCACAGAATGTGAACCATATGTCCTACCCGGACGTATGGGGTCTTTCTATAGGTTCTGTCGTAAGACAGCTCCTACATCAAGAGGTCCCAGAGGGGATACATTTGCTAAGGAATCATATTCCTTAGGAGCTGGCAAAGCCAGTTCTTTGGTTATAAGATACCAGACAGATCAAGTCTGATAGGACAGACACCTCATCTCTTCGTAAGAAGAAACTACGGCATCTAGGGCTATTCAGGGGTGAATAACCCCATGGTCCCCTGCCTGAGCGAAAAGTGTTTTGTGCCGTGTATGAGACTGGGGGACATCACTGCCTCTTAGACTGTCACCTTCTCCAAAGGATAGGGTAATCTTCGATATTCTGCTTATACAGAAGTCCTAGATATAGTAACGTCCCCGTGAGGGGACCCGAACGCCGATTCTGAGTAGTACAAGGTGTTAGTAAATGAGCTAGCACTGAAATAAACCAGAGCTCGCCCCACCAGGTTGGACCTGACCATGATCTACTCCCCTTCGCCAAAGGTGGCTAGGGAGAGAGACTGAGGTTACCATCCTTTCCTTACAGACAAACACCAGAAAATGAACCAGATTTTATTCCAGTCCAATTCCATGGCATCTGCCTGCCGTTGCTTCACAAGCACGGCCGGGGTTCTTCAGAACCCCAAACACGTGTTGTATCCCAGTGTTGACTGGTTGAAGGTCGGTGCAGGAAACTACGCCGTCGTCGACCCAGTCGATACACACGCGATCCTCTATTTATCTGAAAAAGGTTATCAGATGCAGGTGCGAGTGTCTTTGAGCACAGATACTTCACTTGTGGTCCTAGCACGTCCTCTCGACCAACCCTTGTCCCAAGCCGATGTAAAACCTACACCGGCGGTCGAGCCAAAGTCCCAAGCAAATTCTCAGGTTGGTTCTTCTTCGGAAGTTCCAGAATCTAGTGATCCCTTCGCTTCCAAAAATCTCCCCAAAACTAAAAATGCATGGAGAAGGCTGCTGAACTGGCATATTTGCCGGTTCGCAGACCTCCGTGACTCTGGCTCCGGTCTGGGAAGGAGGGAACCTCTGATCATACTGACAGCTGAGAAGCTGTTAGCCCTGATCGTGTTGTGGGCGGAAGACGCACATTTCCGATTGGGGGGTCATCTCTCTACTCCCGGGCATATTAGCACCGGTTTCAAGATACTAGGAAGAAGGTTACAACGTCGGCTAAGAGATAATGGTGTACAATTTACCATCATGTATATGAAAAACATGCTATTTTATTTAAATGAGTATCTCGCCGAGAAGGAACCTTCCTCCATAAACCCTTTCGCCCTTAACATGGTCGGCGTTAGCCGGACCAAGAAAGGGATTCCTGCGTCTATACCGCCTACGTTACGACAAGGGCTGGCAAGCAGAGACCTCCGGATAATCCGTGTACTGGAAACAGTACTTAGGTCATATACTGCCTTTCAAGGCACGTATGAGCTAGATGGTCTTGCCTCCATTAGAGCAGCACATCCACCGATCTCTCACGAGAAAGATGGAATAAACCCGGATACGCTATCCGAGTTCAGAGACTTTTGTGAAAAAGTCTTCTGGCCTAAGGTGGTAAGGGAAAATGCTGGGGCCTCCTGGGATTCTTTAAGCGAACCTTCGTTCGCCTACCCAGAAGGGGCCACTCCGTATCTTCCCATGAGCGCTAGTCCTCAGGCGCCAGTTTCCCTGCTAGGATGTCCGAAAGAGGCTTGGCTATGGACCATCAGTGATGGAACATTCCCAAGCCTTCCCCGGAGGAATCATCTTAGAAGATGGCTCGAGCACGTTGAAGAGGAGAGAACACTTACCTTATTCGATAAGGTCCTCTCCCAGTATCAATTACCAGAACCCATCAATCCTCATTTCAAAGAGGACATCAAGGCCCCGGATGATTACTACCTTGGTAGACTCGCGGTTCTTGAAGAACCGGCCGGAAAACTCCGGACAGTCGCCATGGTAGATTACTGGACACAACGTGCATTGAAGCCTATGCATGACTGGATGATGTCTGTCCTGAAGGTTTTACCTTCGGATTGTACATTCGACCAGAATGCTGGACTCGAGGGATACGTGACCTGGCTTAAAGCCAGGGACCTAACAAGGTCCTGGTCAGTGGATCTCAAGAGTGCCACGGATTTAATTCCGATAGAGCTGTATAGAGCCGTCTTCGAGTCGATTCTCCCTACGGTGACGGTCGAGCTTTGGCTCGACCTCTTACGCGACAGAGGATACTCCGTCCCACAGCCTAGGGTTAAAGAAACCCCAAAAGGCATAAAAATTATGTGGGAGGAGCACCGCCTAACGAAGGAGGTAACTGATCTTAGATTCATTAAATACCTGAGAGGGCAGCCCATGGGGGCTCTAACCTCTTGGCCTTCGATGGCCTTGGTACACCATGCAATCGTCCTTTTTTCAGCTCATAGAGCGAAAGAAGACTCAGTCCTCTTTTTAGGTTATCGCGTATTAGGCGATGATAACGTCATAGGTCAGGAGAATGTAGCAAATAGCTACCTTCTCACTACCCAGGAGCTTCAGGTCCCTACGTCTCTGGCCAAAAC